TTTTCATTGCTTCGAGCACAGGAACAAACGGTTCAACCGTTCTGAACTTGTCTCTCCACTTGACGGCTTCTCTGCTGCTATCTGTATAGCGCTTTTGCCAGTCTGTGCCGTCAGAAGACTGCTCGACAACATTATCGGAGCCCTGTTCGATATTTTGGTGGGTTACCTGTTCGGGGCCACTATCAATATTAGGGGTTACCTCTGTGTCCTGTATTTGACCATTAACTTGTGAATCCAAGTTATCAAAAAAAGCGTCAGAGCCTGCATTATTAGATTCAGCATTGTCAAAAGTTGACTCTTGCATTCCAATAGATTCAGGGTTACCTTTGCTTTCTGGGGAATTAGCCATGATTCCTCCTTTATTTAGTTATAAAAACTTAACGTAGTTTATTCAGAATTACTACTATTATCCAAATTATTTTTTAGATTTTTTAAAATATCTCCAGCTCTAGCTTGATTTAATTTAGCATTTCCAGCAGACATTCCTCGTAAAAGTTTTTGTTCTGCTTCGGTTTGAGTTAGCTCTTCTTTTTGTTTTGATTTAATCTGTTCTTTTGATTTATTAATCTCAACATCTGCTTGCATAACCTTACCTTTAATACCAGCTTGTACAAGTTGTCTAGTTAATGTTTCAATAGTGCCTTCTCTGTCTTTTAGAGCTTCTTCCATTTGACTAACTTGACCTTGTAATTGAGCGTATAAAGATTTTCTTTTAACTATATTTTCTTTATTTCTAATATCAGTTTCAGCTAATACAGCAATATCATCAACTACGCCTAATTGCATTAATTGTTTTAATTCTTCTAAATATGCCCATCTATTTACGGGCAAAGTGGATCCAGCTATTATTCTAATATCAAACTTCAATGCTGCTACATCCATAGATTTTCCAATAGCTTCACCCATATCATTGTAAATAGGTACATTAATTTCTTGTGTCTTTCCTTCCTGTATAGCATTTGGCTGTATTATTCTAAATCTTTTATGAGCACTATAAGTTGCT